CCGAGTTCAACCAGCTTATGCTGGACACCGGCCTATGTGTGGAAGTCAAGGAAGGCGAAGGCAAGGAAGCCACTGTCGCCATCGTGCCTGCTGACTATACGATCCTCATCGACCGCATTGGGCCGATCACCATTGGTGATAAAACCTACCCCGAATATTACAGCAACCTGCGCATCCTTGGCTTGCTGAATGAGGAACAGGTAAAGCAGATCGACCAGTTTGCGATTGATCCAAGCCAACCTCAATATCGCGTTTTCCTGTGACCCAAATTGCGATCTTGAACGGCATTTTTACTGATGGAGCGCCCGACCTTCGGACGTCCTATCCTTGCAATCTCGTCCCTGTTCCTAAGCAGAACGGGATTAATACCGGCTATCTGCGTCCCGCTGACGGCATCACAGCCAATGGAACAGGCCCAGGAATAGATCGCGGCGGAATCAACTGGAATGGAATCTGTTATCGCGTGATGGGTTCCAAACTGGTCACTGTCGCAGATGATGGCACAGTCACGGTTCTGGGCGATGTTGGCAACGACAATAGCTACGTCACGCTTGATTATGACTTCGACCTTTTGGGCATCGCGTCGAACAACAATCTGTTCTTTTGGAATCCAACCACCTCAACGCTGACGCAGAACACCGATCCAGACCTTGGGCCTGTTCTCGACACCGTTTGGGTTGATGGTTATTGGATGACCACAGACGGCGAGTTTCTGGTTGTCACTGAATTGGGCAATCCCCTGGCAGTCAATCCGCTGAAATACGGATCATCGGAAATTGACCCCGATCCAGTCGTGGCGCTCCTAAAGCTACGCAATGAGATTTATGCGCTGAACCGATACACGATTGAAGTCTTCGATAACGTAGGCGGCGATCTATTCCCATTCCAGCGTATCGACGGCGCACAGATCGAAAAGGGCGTCGTTGGCACCCATGCCTGCTGCAACTTCATGGAGACGATTACATTCCTCGGCAGCGGCTTCAATGAAGCTCCTAGCGTCTATATGGGCGGCAATGCCAACGCCTCGAAGATCAGCACGCAGGAAATTGACGAAATTCTGATGAGCTTCACCGAAGCTGAATTGTCTGAGGTCAAGCTGGAAGCCCGTAACGATAGGGCGCATCAACATCTGTACGTTCACCTGCCTGATCGCACTTTGGTCTTTGACGCGGCTGCTACGCAAACCCTTGGGGAGCCTGTCTGGTTCACCCTGACCACATCGCTGGTTGGATTCTCTCGCTATCGCGCACAGAACTTCGTCTGGTGCTATGACAAGTGGCTGGTCGGCAATCCCGCAAGCAATCAAGTCGGCTATCTTGTTCAAGATATTTCAACGCACTGGGGTTCGAAGGTGCGCTGGGAATTTGGCACAACAATTGTCTATAACGAAGGCCGGGGCGTTATCTTCCAGAATCTGGAATTGGTTTCGCTGACCGGCTCCGTGGCATTTGGTGAAGATCCGACGATCAACACAAGCTATTCGACAGACGGACAGACTTGGAGCCAGCAGAAGTTCATCAAGGCTGGCAAGCAGGGCGATAGGGCTAAACGCTTGGTCTGGTTTCAACAGGGCTGGATGCGTAACTGGCGGATTCAACGCTTTCAGGGAACAAGCGATGCTCACCTGTCCTTCGTGAGACTGGAGGCGGCACTAGAGCCGTTGGCGTTCTAATGGCTGTCCCGCCGAGACTGAAGCTAACCCGCGACCAGCTTGCCTCGTTCCTCCAGGACTTCGAGCAGATCAAGCAGTTCGAAAAGCTGTTTGCCACCGTTGACACCATTTCTACAGTGACCCTTGACGATATTAGTCTTGCGGCTGGCAATGCAGGTGCAGATGCAAATGATGCTCTAGCCCAGATTGTGGCATTGAAGGCTGTGTTAGAGCTTCTAGATCGCGCACCGGCTTCGGCAACAACGGAACAGATTGACGATTTACAAGACCAGATCGCGGCATTGCAGCAAAGCCCGCCACCCAAGGAATATATCACTCCGCGCTTTGGCTCGTTTTACGATACGACCGATCAGACGGCGGCGGTAATCAACACCGCTTATGCGATCACGTTTAATACGACTGATCTATCCTATGGCGTGACCCGTGGAAGCCCCACATCGCGCATCTATGTCGACAGTTCAAACATCTATAACGTTCAGTTCTCCGCACAGGTCGTAAACACATCAGGCGGCGGCGCTCATCGCATCTGGATATGGCCTCGCAAGAACGGGACGAATGTTCCTGATAGCTCCACGGTCATTCGGATTCAGGGCAACAACACAGAAACTGTCGCTGCGTGGAATTTTCTGCTAAAAATGAATGCAGGCGATTATTTCGAATTGATGTGGGAGGTCGATGATCTGGGTGTTCAGTTGCTTGCTGATCCAGCAACAGCAGTCCACCCAGCTATCCCGTCGATCATCCTAACTGTGACGGACAACGTAAGTTCCTTGGAGGTTTAACATGGCTGTTTCAACGAAGGTTCTAATTCCGGCCAAGACCGCCGAGAATGCCCAGACAACGCAATATACCGCGACCAACGTGACCACGATCATCGACAAGTTCACGGCCACCAATTACAACACGGCAGCAGCGACGATCAGCGTCAACCTTGTCACTGTGCTTGGCAGCGCGGGAAATGATAACCTGATCGTTAAGACCAAGACGCTTCAACCCGCCGAGACCTATACCTTCCCCGAATTGGTCGGCCAGGTGCTTGCAAGCGGTGGCTTTATCTCGACAATTGCTAGCACTGCTTCAGCTATCAACATCCGCGCATCAGGCAGGGAAATAAGCTAATGAAAAAGCCAATGTTCATCATGGAAGGCTTCAACGGTCTAAGCGAGAGCGAGCCGTTCATCACAGCCTCGGAAAACAAGAAGAACACGCAGGTCGTAATCTCCGATTGGATGCTTGGTCCTGAAAAGCCTAGCAACGAGCGCGGTGCTAACCCTGAATATTGGATTGCATTGGGCAAGGCGATGCAGGTGGATGAGGCTGAGGCCCGTCGCCGTCGCTGCTCGAACTGCGAATATTATATGAATGATACCATGACCCAAGCCAAGATGGAGCGTATCCCTTGGAACCAGTGGGACGTGGAAGCCGGATTCCGTGGCTACTGTGATCGTTTCAAGTTTATCTGTCATGACCTTCGATCCTGCCAAGCTTGGGAGGAACGCGAGGAAGAAGAGGACTAATTGCCAAAGACAAGCAGATTGTGATATGTGTTGGTCACCGAGCGTTATCGAGCAGCCGGTGGCTCACCTCAAAGGGGTTTGAATGACGCATCAGCAGAACACTTTTAGCGGATCTTCATCAGATGGTGAACCGCTTGGTGTGCCTGTTATCCGCCATGCTGTAACTGAGGACGCTGAACAGATCGCCATTCTTGGATTCAGATTCCACGAACAAGCATCTTGGGCGGACATATTCAATTATAACATTGGCGACTGCGTTGCATCCCTTGAGCATTTTATCGGTCAGCCAAACTTTGTCTGCATGGTCGCAGAGGTTGATGGTAAGTTTGTGTCCTTTGGCTCGCTGATCCTTAGCCCTGTCTATTTTAATCATTTGCACCTATCTGCTGAAGAACTTTTTTGGTGGTCTGATCCAGATTCCAAACACGTTGGGATTGGCAGGAAATTGAAAAAGGCGATGGAAAAAGAGGCTCAAGATCGAGGTGCATCGTCGATTCAGATGAAGTCGATTGATCTTTTGAACGGTAATAAAATGGCTAGGTTATATGCCCGTGATGGTTACAGGCCGAGCGAGCATTCATTCATTAAGAGGCTTATATAATGGCAATCGGAACCGCAGCAGCTATTGCGTTGGGTGTTGGTGCGCTTGGCAGTTCAGCCATCGGTGCAATGTCGGCAAAGCAGGCTGGTAAATATCAAACTCAGGCTGCGAACGCTGGCGTCGCTGAGACCCGCGCTGCCCGTGAAGAACTTCGCACTTTGCTTCAGCCCTTTGTTGCGGCTGGTGGCCCTGCACTGCAACAGCAGATGGCAGCATTGGGCTTGTCAGGCCCCGAAGCACAAGCTGAATATGTTTCGGCCCAAGAGCGTAGCCCAATCTTTCAGGCGTTGGCCCAGCAGGGTGAACAGGCAATGCTCCAGCAAGCATCGGCAACTGGTGGTCTTCGTGGCGGCAATCTGCAAGGCGCACTGTCTCAGTTTCGCCCGCAGCTTTTAAATCAGTTTCTTGAACAGCAATATAATCGCCTCGGTGGCATGACCGCACTAGGCCAACAGTCCGCTGCTGGCGTCGGAACATCTGGGATGCAGGCCGCTAGTTCTATATCTGATCTGCTTGCCCAAGCTGGTGCTGCCCGCGCTGGCTCGGCGCTTGGTATGGGTCGAGCATTCGCCCAGCCGTTTAATCTTCTTACAACCCTCGGCGGCATGTCTGCTCAAAAATCAATAGGCATTTAAAAATGGTTCAACCTTTTGATTATTCTCTAGGCATTGCATCTCCGCAGGAGTCGTTTCTTGCTGGCTTGCAGATGGCTCAAAGGCAACAGCAGATCAGAACCGAAAGGGATCAAGTTGCCGCGCAAACGGCAGCAGAGCAGGCAAAAATTGATCGTGCAAACCAATATGCTTTACGCGCAAGAGAGGTAGCTAAAGACCCATCGCCTGAAAAGCTAAGTGACTTGTATGCAGAATTTCGGGAATATGGCGCAGACATTGATAGGTTTGCAAAAAGCCTGAACGAGGCTGATAAGCGCACTTATGGTTCAATCTTGCAGAAAGCAATCATTGCAAGGGGTAGTGGCAGAACCGATCAGGAAATATCAGAAATTTATAAAAGCGGCGCACAGTCTGCAAGAAATTCAAATCGGCTGGACATTGCTGAGAGGTTTGACGCGGCTGCTCAAATGGCTCTCAATCCAAAAATGAATGACGATTTTGCAGCGCGTTCATTGCTGAGACAATTTGATCCAGATGCTTACAAAGAGGCATATGAATATACTGACACGACCACCGTTCCTGGTGTCGGTGTTGTTCTTAATTCTCAAATTAGGCAAGCCGCCGCTGAAGCGCGTGCAAGGGGATCGCAAGAC